CAGATGGATTAGAGCTGAGGTTGTTGGTTTCCAAGATACCAAGAACGTAACTGGACGATTAAGAGAAGGTTATGAACTTGTAAGATCAGAAGAAATCGAAAATGCTTCAGACTATCCAGTTATCGAAGACGGTAAATACAAGGGGGTAGTTGGGGTTGGTGGCCTTCTACTTGCGAAGGTACCGATCGAGATCGCGAAGCAGAGACAGGACTATATGATGAATCGTCATAAAGACCGAAACGAAGCCGTAGAGAACGATCTTATGAAGGAGCAGGATAAGAGAATGCCTATCAACGTTGATAGACAAACTCGTGTAACCTTCGGTGGTACAAAGAAATAAGATTATTTCGTGGGTTAATCCCTATCATCGATTAAATATAAACCGTCTGTAGAAATACAGACACAAGGAGAAACAACTATGGCAAATGCTAGTACAACTGGTTTCGGACTTAAAGCGACTGTAAGATTGGGCAACACGCCTTCAATCCAAGGTCAATCTAAGTACGACATCAAAGATAACACTGGTGTTGGTCTGTTCAAAGGAAACCCAGTATCTTTAGAAGACTCTTCTGGAGATCAAGGATTCCTACAAGACGCAAGTTTCTCTACAACTGATGATGGTGGTGGAGGCGGAGTAGACTTCGCATCTGGCACGGAAGCGTTATTAGTTGGAGTGTTTAATGGTGCTTTCTTTATAGATAACACTACAAGCAAACCGACTTTTGCAAATTCAGTTGCAGCAGGACAGCGTTTTGGAACAAATCCAAACACTAACAGTACAAATGGTATGGCTTTCGTTAATGACGATCCACACCAAGAGTACATTATCAAAGCAGATGCAGCAGTAACACAAGCTATAAAAGGTCAGTGCGGAAACGTAAATGACTTTGCTGCTACAGATGCTAAAAATGGACAGTCGACAATTACATTAGACGTAGGTGCTTTAGCTGAAGATCACATGTTCAGAGTAGTAAGATCTGCAGAAGATCCACAGAACGAAGATCTAACAGCTGCTGGTGCAAACGTTGTTGTAGCTTTCAACTCGTCTGCTAACTTGTATTTAAAATAGGTCAATAGGAGAATAAATTATGGCAATATCACGTAGTCAACTAGTCAAAGAACTAGAGCCAGGATTGAACGCTCTGTTCGGCCTGGAATACAAAAGGTATGAAAATCAGCACGCTGAAATTTATACTAACGAGACTTCTGACAGAGCTTTCGAAGAGGAAGTAATGTTATCAGGTTTCGGAAACGCACAAGTAAAAGGTGAAGGTGCTGGAGTAGCGTTCGACGATGCTCAAGAAACTTTCACAGCGAGATACTCACACGAGACAATCGCTCTTGCGTTCGCAATCACAGAAGAAGCTATCGAAGATAACCTCTACGATAGACTTGCTGCTAGATACACGAAAGCATTGGCGAGATCGATGAGTAACGCGAAACAAGTAAAAGCTGTTGACTTGCTTATAAATGGACTACCTGGTGGTACATTTAAATCAGGCGACGGTGTTACATTGTTTAACACAGCACACCCGACGTTAAATGGTTCTTTCCAGAACACATTATCAACGGCGGCAGACCTTAACGAAACTTCGTTAGAGCAATCACTTATCGACATCGGTAAGTTTACTGACGAAAGAGGTCTTAAAGTTGCAGCTAGAGGAGTGAAAATGATCGTTCCTCAAGAGCTTCAGTTTACAGCTGAGAGATTGATGAAGTCTCAAGGTAGAACTGGAACAGCTGACAATGATTTAAACGCAATCGTATCTATGGGTATGATTCCTCAAGGTTATAGAGTGAACAACTACCTAACAGACACAGATGCGTTCTACATCATTACAGACGTACCAAATGGTATGAAAATGTTCACAAGAGCTCCATTAACAACTGCAATGGAAGGTGACTTCGACACTGGTAACGTAAGATACAAAGCTAGAGAAAGATACTCATTTGGTGTATCTGACCCTAGAGGTATTTTCGCGTCTCCAGGTGCGTAATTCGTATTAAAAGAAAATTAAAAGGGGGCTTTCGAGCCCCCTTTTTTTATGATAGAAAAGAGGGAATCATGAAGACATTTCGAGTACAGATTAGAGCATATGGTTATTATGCGGACTTTAATCTTATGTCAGAAGACAACGATAAACTCTTTGAAAATGCACTAGTTGACAAACTGGGAGAAAATGATATAAAGTGGGAAAAAGATGGATTTAGTAATTCATCTAAAGTATGGATAACCTATGAGGAGACCATAGATGCAAACGCACATAAGGGACCTTTACAAAGCGAAGAGGGGTCTCGAGACAGAGTGGGCAGTTCATCAACGTGATAACCAAAGATACACTTTGGATATGGTTAGAATTGACAGCAAAATTAGAGAAGTTGTCAACACGATCAAGCAAGAAGAGGCAAAGTTAGCACTGCTTGCAAATAAAATTGATGATGCGAAGCCCGAAGTTTCTGTAGCTACTTAATAAAAAGCTACATCTTGGATAAATATCAAACCAAAGCACAGGCTCTCTTGCACTCTTGAAAAAATAAGAGTATAACTTCTTTACTATACAATTAATTAGAACATAGACGCGTATAGTCGACGGCCTAGAGACTATGTTCGGAAAACTAGGAGGATATAATTATGGCAAAAACTACATTTACAGGTCCGGTGATTTCTAAAAAAGGATTCATCAATACAGGACCAGCTAACGTTGTAGATGCAGATTCTAGCATTTCACTTACAGTGGATTCACATGCTGGAAAAGTAATTCACAACGATGCAGCAGGAGCGGTAACTTACACGTTACCAGCTACGGTTGCTAATGCTGATGCTGCTAACGCAGGACCAGATGCAGATCTGACTAACCTAAGTAACGTTGGTGCTAAATTTACTATCGTAAATTCTATCACTAAAACGGGAGACTTGGTGGTTCAGGTTGCAAATGCAACAGATGTTATGACAGGAATGGCAACTATCGTT